GTGGTGCTGGTATTACAGGAACTTTTCCAGGTTCTGGAAAAGGTGGAGCTGGTGGAGCAGGTGTAGATATAAGTCCTGATTACGGAAATATAGGACCAACATGTTCAGTTTTTGCTGGAGGTGGTGGCGGTGGTACAAGAATTGGAGCTCCTGCTGGAGCTGGTGGAACTGGTGGTGGCGGAGCTGGTGGTGGTGCCCCTCCTGGTCCAAGTGCAGCTGGAACTCCCGGTGTAGCTAATACTGGTGGAGGCGGTGGTGGTTGCGGATCATCTGGACCTTCTTCAGCTGGCGGAACAGGTGGCCCAGGAATAGTCATCGTAAAAGAATTATGTCAGGCTTCAGGAGTCTGGAGTATGCAAAGTCAATTTCAATCACAGAGTCAAGGATCATGGCCAAGATTTATTACAACACAAACATTTGCTACAAAAGGTGTATTTATGGTAGCTGGTGGTGGAGGTACTGGTATAGCACCATCAGGTGGTGGTGGAGGAGCTGGAGGATTAATTTTAACACCTAATTCTTATCCTATAACTGTTTGTGGAGCAGCAGGAACAGCCATACCAATTACAATTGGAGCTGGTGGTGTAGGTGTTGGTTGGGCAACAGCAGGAGCAAATGGTAATAATACTATTGTAGGTGGTGATTTTAATAATTTAAAAGCTATCGGTGGTGGTGGCGGTGGAAGTTTTACTTGTGAATCTAAAGGAAAACCTGGTGGATCAGGTGCCGGTGGATCAGGAGAAGGAGTATCAACTGCTAATTTAGGAATACAGGGTTCAGCAGATGGAGACTCAGGAACATATGGATTTGGTAATAATGGTGGAACAGGTAGTGGTCCAGCAAGAGCTGGTGCGGGTGGTGGTGGTGCTGGTGCTGCAGGTACAAATGGTTCAGGTTCACTTGGACCAGGTCCAGCAGGAGGAGCTGGTGGTGATGGTAAAAGTGTAATTCCTGTTATGGGATCATTAGGTACTCCTTTCTTTGGACCAACTAACGGAACATTTGCTGGAGGTGGTGGTGCTAATAAATGTACAGCGCCAGGTGGTGCTGGTGGACCAGGTGGTGGAGGTAATGCAGTTCCAACTGCTCCAGGTAGTGGTTATGCAGCAGGTTCAAATGGTGCAGCTAATACTGGTGGTGGTGCTGGTGCTTCTTATGGTGTAGGTGCTCCAAGTTCTCCTCCTGATGGTGGAATGACTGGTGGATCTGGAAGAGTAATAATGAACTTTCCTGATTCATTAACAATTGCAGTTGCTCCTGGATGTAACTCAGTTAACCCTTCTCCAGGATCTACAAAGACTGCAGTATTTACAGTTACAGGGACATTGACAGTTAGTTAATAAATGTTATATTAAGTTCATAAAGACATATGAACCTTACAAACTATTATTGGTATTTTAAATCAGCAATTCCACATAGAATATGTGATGACATTGTTAAGTATGGAAAATCTTTACAAGATCAAATGGCAGTTACTGGTGGTTATGGTAATAAAAAATTAAATCAAAAACAAATTAAAAATTTAAAAAAGAAAAGAGACTCTAATGTTGTTTGGATAAGTGATAGATGGGTATATAAAGAAATACAACCTTACGTACATCAAGCAAACACAAGTGCTAATTGGAATTTTAAATGGGATTTTAGTGAAGCCTGTCAGTTTACAAAATATGTAAAAGGACAATATTATGATTGGCACTGTGATAGTTGGGATCAACCTTATCAACGACAACAAGGTGATCCATCACATGGTAAGATTAGAAAGTTATCTGTAACAGTTACTCTATCCGATCCAAAAGATTATAAAGGTGGAGAATTAGAATTTGATTTTAGAAATACAGATCCAGATAAAAAACCTAATATTAAAAAATGTACAGAGATATTACCTAAAGGATCTTTAGTTGTATTTCCCTCATTTGTCTGGCATAGAGTATGTCCAGTTAAAAGTGGAGAAAGAAAAAGTTTGGTTATTTGGAATTTAGGATACCCATTTCAATAAAGGAAAAATATGAAAAATAAAAAAATTAAAAGTTATCCCCAAAAATTAAATTTAGAACAATATTTTGCATCACCTATATGGTTTGCAGATGCACCAGAATTTGCAGATAGTTTAAATAAAGCATCAGAAAAATATATTGATCAAGCTAAGAAAAATTTAAAACCAACTATTGATAAACGTAATAAAAAACTTGGTAACAAAGGAGATATGGGTCATGTATTTCATTCAACATCATTAATAGGTGATCCTAATTTTAAACAATTGCAAGATTATATAGGTGCTACAGCACAAAATTTATTAGGTGAAATGGGTTTTGATATGTCTGGTCATCAATTATTTACTACAGAAATGTGGGTACAGGAGTTTGCTAAAAAAGGAGGCGGACACCATACATTACACACACATTGGAATGGTCACATATCTGGTTTTTATTTTTTAAAAGCAGATGAATCTACATCTTTACCAATGTTTGAAGATCCAAGACCAGGTAATCTTATGAATCTTTTACCAGAAAAAGATAAAACAAAAATAACTTATGCTTCATCAGCAATAAATTATAGAGTCAAACCAGGTAAAATGATATTTTTTCCATCATATTTACCTCATCAGTACATTGTAGATATGGGATATAATCCATTTAGATTTATACATTTTAACTGTCAAGCAATACCGAAAGGAGTATTAAATGTCGTTTAAAAAAAATAAATACACGGTTTTAAAAAAAGTTATCTCACCAGAGTTAGCAGGGTTTGTTTATAAATATTTTTTAAATAAAAGAAACGTTGCAAAATTTTTATTTGATCAAAGATATATATCTCCTTATACAGAATATTTTGGTATATGGACTGATGACCAAGTGCCTAATACTTATTCACACTATAGCGATATTGCAATGGAAACATTATTAATGGAAGTAAAACCTGTAATGGAAAAACATACCGGTATTAAATTAAGTCCTACATATTCTTATTCAAGAATTTATAAAGAAGGAGATATCTTAGCGAGACATAGTGATAGATATTCATGTGAAATATCTACTACGTTAAATTTAGGGGGTGACCCATGGCCAATATATTTAGATCCAACTGGAGGTAAAGGCAAAGCTGGTATTAAAATTGACCTTAATCCAGGTGATATGTTAATATATTCCGGTTGTGATCTTGAACATTGGAGAGAAGAGTTTAAAGGTAAAGATTGTGGACAAGTATTTTTACATTATAATAAATTTAATTCTAAAAAAGCTAAAGAAAATTATTTAGACAAACGACCTTTACTAGGTGTACCTTCTTGGTTTAAAGGTGTTAAGTTGACAAAATTTAATAAATAGTCTATACATTAGGCTTGCGGGGGGATGATCCACCACAGATTCCCCTTGCTTTAAACATATTGAAATCACACACAATTTGCTATAATACCTAATAAACAGGAATTTTATATGCTACAAAAAATAGGGTTTCAACCTGGAATCAATAAACAGATAACACCTACAACAGCAGAAGGTCAGTGGACCGACTGTGATAATGTAAGGTTTAGATATGGCACACCAGAAAAAATAGGTGGTTGGAAACAATTAGGAGACGATGCACTTACTGGTGCAGGCAGAGGACTTCACCATTTTGTCAATAGTAAAGCTAGAAAATACGCAATTATTGGAACTAACAGAATTTTATATGCATATTCAGGTGGGGTGTTCTATGATATACATCCTATCAAATCTACTACCACGCTTTCAAATGCATTCAGCACGGTTAACGGATCACCTACTGTTACAATAACTTTTTCTAGTCCACATAATATTTCAGCACAAAATATAATTTTATTAGATAATTTTACTGCTATTACAAATTCTAATTATAGTGCAGATGATTTTAATAATAAAAAATTTATGGTAACAACCGTACCATCAAGTACAACTATAACTATTACAATGCCAGCAAACGAATCAGGATCTGGTGCAACAACATCAGGTGGTATTAGAGTACAACATTATTATCCAGTGGGACCCGCTGTACAAGCTCAAGGTTTTGGTTGGTCACTTGGATCATGGGGAGGTGAAGTTGCTGGAGAACCTACAACAACATTAACAAATGGTATTAACGATGCAGTAACCACTGGAATTATATTAGGTGATGTATCCCAATTTCCAAATGCAGGTACAAACTTTATAAAAATAGATACTGAAGAAATTTCATACACAGGTATATCTGGTAACGAACTTACAGGTGTTACAAGAGAAGTAAGAGGTACAACAAAAGCTGCACACAGTGGTGGTGCAACAGTTACTAGTACAACAAACTTTGTAGCATGGGGAGAAGCTGCATCGGGTGACTTAGTTCTTGAACCCGGTATGTGGTCATTAGATAATTTTGGTGACAAAGCAATTTGTTTAATTCACGACAGTGCTGTTTTTGAATGGAACTCTGCCGCAACAAATGCAGAAACAATCAGAGCAAGTATTATATCTGGTGCACCAACTGCATCACGTCATATGTTAGTATCTACACCTGACAGACACTTAGTGTTTTTTGGAACAGAAACAACCATTGGAGACACATCAACACAAGATAATATGTTTGTAAGATTTTCGGATCAAGAAGACATAAATACATACGTGCCTACAGCAACCAATACAGCTGGTACACAGAGACTGGCCGACGGATCACAGATCATGGGAGCAATTAGAGGTAGAGATGCAATTTATGTTTGGACCGATACTGCACTGTTCACTCAACGTTTTGTTGGTCAACCATTTACTTTTGCCTTTGCACAAGTTGGAACTAACTGTGGACTTGCAGGACAGAACGCATGTGTTGAAGTTGATGGTGCTGCATATTGGATGTCAGAGAATGGTTTCTTTAGATATGCCGGTAGATTAGAATCACTACCATGTTTAGTAGAGGATTTTGTCTACGACAATGTAAATTTAAAATCTGGTAATCAAATGATATCTGCTGGATTAAATAATTTGTTTGGTGAAGTTATATGGTTTTATCCAACTACAGGATCATCAGTAGTTAATAGAATGGTTGCGTATAATTATTTTGATTCATCACCACAAAGACCAGTATGGACTGTTGGATCTTTAGCTAGAACTATGTGGGAAGACTCTGCAGTATTTGGTAGTCCACATGCAACAGAATATGAAGCAGGAACGGATACATCTTTTGATGTCGTAGGAAACACAGAAGGTAGAACAATATACTATGAACATGAAACAGGAACTGATCAAGTCCAAGGTGGTGCAACTACAGCTATTGTTGCTAGCATTGAATCAGGAGATTATGATATTACACAAGCAAGATCATCTCAAGGACAGCAAACAGGTGTTGCAACATTTAAAGGAGACGGTGAGTATCTTATGAAGATAAGAAGATTTGTACCTGACTTTTTATCTCAAACAGGTAATACACAAGTTACATTTTTATTAAGAGATTATCCAAATGACACACAAGCTAGTTCTGCATTAGGACCATTTACAATTTCATCATCTACTAAAAAAGTAGATACACGTGCAAGAGCTAGAGCTGTTGCATTAAAAATAGCAAACACAACAACTAATCAAAGTTGGAAATTAGGAACTTTTAGGTTAGATATACAACCAGACGGAAGAAGATAATGGCAAAAATTGTACAGGTTATAACTAGACCGGAACAAGAATATAATTTACAAGTAGCAGAAGCTCAAGTAAGAGATCTTGATGCTATTGTAGAAAAATTAAACTCAACGTATCAAGAAGATTTAAAAGAGGAGATAGAAGCATTTAACTTCTTTATTAATTAATGGCTAATCAATTTAAATTTGTAGGTACAGATAACAGCACATCAGGAAGTGCAATAAATCCTTTTGGCACAGGCAATCCACTGGTGAGTGAAACTTATGTTATTAAATCATTATTAGTAACATCAGCTGGCACACCTATAGTTACTGTCACAAACAACAGTATTACGGCTATAAAATCAGCAGCCTTGACTGCTAATGTCACAACAGAATTACTTACTCAACCTTTAGTGGTTGAGGGGGGTAATACCCTAACTGTACTATCAAGCAATACAGATTCGTTTGATGTAGCAGTTAGCTATTTAAACATTAAAAAAGAGGTAACAACATAATGAAAGATCTACCAGTAATAAAACCAAAAGAGATTATAACAACAATTACAAATATGAAGACAGGCGAGGTATACAAAGACGATTTTGAGTGGAAAGCTAAAGGAATTGTAGAATCTGATATAAGAAAAGATGTCAGAGTTATCATGCCTAGTCTTGATTTATTTGGAGAAACAAAATAGAATAGACCAATGGCCATTACAAACGCACAACAAGCTAAACAGATAATGAACGAAGGTGGACCTATGAGAAAAATCAAAGGTCAAGACCACATGTTAGCTTATATAACTCCAAGTGAAAAAGATATGTTAGTAGATCTAGGTGGTCAAGAAACAATGACACCTGAAGGAATTTTAGCTTATCCACCAGGTATGGGTGACCCAAACTATGATGGTGGTGGCGGTGGAACCTATAGTGGAAGTGGTGGAAATAGAGACACAGGATCTAATTATGGTCAATTTACTAGAGCTGTAAATAGAACTAAAAATAATCCTACTACAGTAACTCCTAGTGGAGATGGTAGTGGATATGTTGATACAATACAAAGAATAGCAGAAATAGAAAAAAAGAAAAAAGAAGCTAGAGACGATGGTGGTTTTAGAACTACAGGTAGTCAAGTATACTCTCCTCCAACATTTATTCAAGATTTTAAAAACAAAGGTTATCAATCATCTATTAATAGAAATAAATATCTTGCATTACAAAAAACAAGTTTAATACCTGGTGGTGGATTTAAAGGTTTTGCAGGTTCATTAATTGATGGTCTTTTTGGTAAAGTTCCAGAAAATTTACAAGATTTAAGTGAAGAAGAATTAACAGAATTAGCTTTTGAAGTTCAAAAATTTAAAGATGCAGGAGGACCAGTAAATCAAGCAACATATAATCCTAATTTAAATCCAACTAAAAAAGGAAGTGGTTTAGAATTATTAGGTAGAACTTTTGATGCTCAAGATCTTTTAGATAAAGGTTTACTGGATCAAACAAAATATGAAGAATTATTTCCAGGACCAACAACAACTGAACCAAGAGACGGACCAAGTGATCCTTGTAAAGGACCCAACCCACCAGCATATTGTTTTACTGGAATAAGATCAGCAGAAGATGCAACACCAGAAATAAAAGAAGAAGATGATCAAATTATTAATTACAGATTAATGGCCGATGGCGGTAGAGCAGCACTTGCAGAAGGTGGCATGCCTTACGAAGGTGGGATCATGGACCTTGAATCATCAAGACAGATGTATGGTCTAGGTAAACTTGTTAAAAAAATTACACGTGGTGTTAAGAAGGTAGCTAAGTCACCAATAGGTAAAGCTGCATTAGGATTTGCTGCTTATAAATTAGGTGGTGGTTTTTTAAAAGGTGGTGGACCAGGAGGTATGTTTGCAAAAATTTTTGGAGCAAATAATACAATGCCTGGTTTTGAAAATTTAAGCACCGCAAAAATGTCAGGTATTCTTGGAAAACTAGGTTTAACAAAAGGATATGGATCTATAATGCCAACAGCTTTAGGTGGTATAGCAGCAACAACAATAGGATCATATTTTTTAACACCTGAAGAAGAGGAAGAACAAAAATTATCTGCGGGAGCAGACATAGATGATCCAAGCTACATTATGAATAACCCTTCTCTATATACTAACAGAAGACTAGCTGCGGAAGGTGGATCTATGAAAGAACCAGTAGCTAAAAAGACTATGCCTCTATTAGATATGGATGGTCAAGAAATGGATTTAAGAGAAGAAGGTGGATTTGTGCCATTAGGTAGAATGGAAAGAGCAGACGATGTACCTGCAAGATTATCAAAGAATGAATTTGTGTTCACTGCAGATGCAGTTAGAAACGCAGGTGAAGGAGATGTAGACAAAGGCGCAGAAGTTATGTATAACATGATGAAGAACTTAGAATCCGGAGGTGACGTATCTGAAGAATCTCAAGGATTAGAAGGTGCTAGAGAAATGTTTCAAACATCACAAAGATTAGAGGAAGTAATATAATGGCCGTAACAGAACAAGTATCAAGACCAGCACCTTTTGTAGAAAAACTAGGAACTAACCTAGCAGAAAATGTATTAGCTCAACAAGGTGTACCGATAGTAACAGGTGGATTGGGAAGTATATCACAATTAGGTGGTGAATCAGCAGATGCATTTAAAGCAAGACAAGATGCAGCCCAAGCTTTTGATGTTAGAAAACAAAGTTTAGCAGGACTTGCACCACAAGTAGCGGGTCAAGATGCATTACAAACACAAGCACAAAATTTAGCAACCCAAGGTGTAGGTTCTTTTGCACCTTTTTTACAACAAGCACAAACTGCAGGGACATCAGCTGGAACAGCATTAAGTGGAATAGGTTTAGGAGCAACAGCTTATCAACAAGGCGTACAAGACTTTATGTCCCCTTATCAATCACAAGTAATCGATGCATCATTAGCAGAATTTGATCGTAATACACAGATACAACAACAAGGTATACGAGATCAACAAGCAGCTTTGGGTGCGCTCGGCAGTGGTCGAGCGGGAGTGCAACTCGCAGAGTATGGCACAGGGGCTGCGAGAGAACGAGCTTTATTACAGGCCGGTCTCTTGCAACAAGGATTCGGTCAGGCAGCAGGAGCCAGACAACAAGACATTGCTAACAGAGGAGCGTTTGCTTCACAACAACAAGGCTTAGGTGCCTTTCAATCAGGTTTAGGTCAAACACAAGCACAAGCAACAGGTGTAGATATTTCACGTTTAGGTCAGTTGGGCGCACTGAACCAAGCGCAAACACAAGCAGGGTTTGATGCTACAAGAGAAGCAACAAGACAAGCAGCATTCCAACCACAAGAACAATTAGATAGATACGCTTCACAGGTTACAGGAATCATGGGTGGTTATCCTGGTCAAACAGTTTCAACTAATGTTCCTAACCCTACACCATTACAAACTGCATTAGGTGTTGGTACAACACTTGCAGGTATCTATGGTGGATTAGGTCAAGGAGCTAGAGATTTTTCTCTAATGGGAGTACCAAGAAAATAATGAATAGAACTTTAAAAAGACCAATGTTTAGAATAGGTGGATCAGCAGGAACTGGTATTACATCAGGATTAGATCAACCAAGAAAACAATATGCTAATGGTAGCATGGACGAAAAAGTAAGAGAACTTAACGAAGCTTTTGAAAAATATAAAAAAATGGGTGGTACATTACCATATGAAGTATTTTCAAGAGAATTTGCTACAGAAAATTTTGAAAGAGGTGGTAGAGCAGGTTATCAACAAGGATCAATGCCATCGTTTCAAGCACAAGGTTTACCAGGTTTTTTAACTAGCTTTGGTTTAAATCTTTTAGCAACACCACCACAAGGTAATATATTTCAAACAGCAGGTGTAGCTGCAAGAGACCCTTTTAATCAATTACAAACAAGTCAAGCAAGAGCTAGTGAACTTAGAGGTGAAAGAGATTTTTTAAGAGGTGAGACTGATAGAAAATTAACAGCTGCAGATACAAGATTAGATAAAGAGTTAGCATCAAGAGAAAAAATTGCAGGCATGGATAAAGGTGATCAAAACGTTATGGCATATGCAGAAGTATTTAAAGATAATAATGGTTCGCCAAACTTAATTAAGGGAAAAAACGCAGTAGATTTTTTTGATACTAAGTACAATGAGTTAACAGCTGAATTTGGAGTAGAGTCTGTATCAGTAGAGCCAATTGATGCAACGTTATATCAAAGCCAAAAAAATATTAAAAAATTTAGAAATGCAAACCCAGGGGTAGAGGGTAAAGTATACTTTGATGTAGCATCAGGTAAAGGCGTTAAATTAGTACAAGATTTAGAAACAGGTGATCTTAAATTTATACCAGTAGATTCTAGTGACATAGATGATGCAGCTGAATTTATTCCTGAAAAAACTAATCCAGGATTATTTGGTCAAAAAGTAGATGAAGAAAAAGTAAAAAAATTTAAAGAAGAAATGAAAACAGATGCTTTTGATATAGGCAGTATCTACGACTAATAGGAGTAGAAAATGGCAAAATACGCACCACTAGCACCAGCTGAGAAAAACAATCCAAGTAGTATATTTGCATCTGTAGGTGCAGGTCTTGCATCCGGTTTAATTAAAACTGTAGAAGGTGTTGTATCTCTTGGAGCAGAACTTATAGACTACGGCGCAGATAGTAATACAGCAGGGGATGTAGAAAAGTTTTTCGATGATATAAATATATTTGAAGATACTGCACAAGATAGAGTAGCAGGTAAACTTGTAGAAGTATTTACACAGATAGGTATACCAGGTAGTATTGGATTTAAAGCTGCAACTAAACTAGCAGACAAAGCATTAAAAGCAAAGAAAGCTGGCACATACGCAAATTTAAAAAATAAAAACGTTACACTAGCAGCAGCAAAAGCTGATGAATTAAACAAAGCATCTAAAACAAAAAGATTTGCAGCGGGTGTATTTGGTGGTGCAACAGGAGAAACATTTGTTGCAGATGTAGAAGAGATAGGTACCTTTGGTGATTTCTTTGATGGACCCACAGCAATAGATGATTCTGAATTAAAAGGTAGAGATGAAGCCGGTAGAAGATTATTAAATAGAATTAAGTTTGGATCTGAGTCTTTACTGTTAACACCTTTTGTTTATGGTGTTGGTAAAGGTGGCAAAGCTCTTGCAACACGGGGCAAGGAACTTGCATACAGTGATAGTACATTTGAAAGATGGGTTAATAAATATATTGGCTCACCATTTCGACCAAGAGGAGATTTACCTGAAGAAGTTTTTGCATCTGAAATGGCAAAGCAAGGTTTAAAAGCAAGGGATACATTTAGAGCAAAAGAACTTGTTACAAATATTACAAAAGAAGTAGATAAGATATACCCTTCATCAGGTAAATTTTTTGACAGTTCAACTAATGCAGAACAAAAAAATTTTTACAAACAATTAAACGATGTATTATTTGAAGGGGATCTTAGTAAACCTATTAATCCAGGTGCAAAAGATACATTAATTAAAACATTAAAAAATAAAAAAGTAGGTGAAGAAGCTATTGGTAAGATAACTTCAAACTTAGATTCAGCTAGAAATGAATTTACAAATTTAATAAATATATTACAAAACAATTCAAAAGGTAAAATAGCTGCAGGTGCAAAAGACTTACAGAAGATTATGAAAGAAAGAATCGAAGGTTGGTTAGGTGGTACTTACAGAATATTTCAACAACCAAAAGGTTTGTTTAAATTGTTTCAACAGTTTAAACCAACAGATGAAGCATATGTAAATGCTATAAATTTATTTAGAAGATATCTTGCAAAAACAGATAAGACTAGAAAAAAAGATTTTAATCCAGATGGTACAGAATATTACGAACAAGCAAAGTATGCAGTCGATGATATTATAAATCAAGTGCAAGTTAAAAAGAAACCAGGTGGTTTACCTGATGTAGCATATCAAGATAAGACAGGTATGTTAAAAACAAAAAGTTTTGAAAAGGCAACAGGTAGAGGTAGTAAAGTATTTAGAGAATTGTTTGGTGAGATACAAGACCCACGTTATTCTATATTTAATGCAATGACAAACCTATCAGCTGTTGCAAGAACAGCTACATACTTTGATGATGTTGCAGCACAGAACACAAAAGTACAACAAGCAGGTGGTAGAGGATTTTTTTGGGATTCAGAAGAACTTGCTAAAGCAGCTGTTAACTCACCAGGCACAGGTATTCAAATTCAAAAAATAGATGATGTATTACAAAAATTACCAGGTGGTAATAGTATTGTAAGTCCACTGTCGGGTAAATACACTACTAAAGAAATAGCTGATGGTATTAAGAACGCAAATGATATTGGTGCAGGTCTAACTTCTGTTATTAGAGGTAGAGAAGGTGCAAACCCTGCAGAGAAAGCAGCCACATGGTTTTATAGAAATCTTTTATTATTTCCAAAAGGTATATCACAGATGGCTAAAACTATCTTTTCAATACCTACACACTTACGTAACTTTTTTAGTGCTGGTGCGTTCGCAGGTGCAAACGGTATATTGTTTGAAGGTTTAACTAATCCTGGTTTATTAAAAAAAGCATTTGCAGAGGGTATAGATACATCTGCATTATTAAAACTAGGTCCAGGTAGTGCAGAAGCGCAAGCAGCTTACAGAGAATTATTAGAGCTTGGGGTTGTAAACTCACAGGTACAGATAGGAGATCTTATTGGTTTGTTAAGAACAGCAACAGGTGATCCTGGTGTAGCTAATACGGACACAATCTTACGACCTTTTATGTCTAAGTTAAAAAAACTTGGTGACTTCTTTCAAGGTAAATATATTGCAGAGGATGATACTTGGAAGATTACAAACTATGTAGTTGAGTTAGATAGATTAAAAAAAGGTGCTTTAGTAAAAAATAAAAATATAGATTTTGCAAACCCTGAAGTAATTAGAGAATTAAAACAAGAAGCAGCTAACATTGTAAAGAATACTGTACCAAACTATGCGTACGTTGGATCAGTTGTTAAGACTGCAAGAATATTACCTATTGGTAACTTCATGTCTTTTCCATCTGAGATTATTAGAACTACAACTAACATTGCAGAACAAGGGTTGAAAGAAATGAAACATTCAAAACCTGTAAAAGGTAGTAATGTTACACCGTATGTTGTTGATGCAGAAACAGGTCAGTTAGTTAAGAACGATAATGTTATGTATGGCACAGGATTTAAAAGATTATCTGGTATGGCAACTACATTAACTGTGGTTCCGGCTGCAGCTGTTGAAGGTGCAAAATGGATATATGATGTAAGTGAAGATGAGATACAAGCTTTACGTCAGTTCGTACCTGATTGGTCAAAAAACTCTACATTAATTCCAATAAGAACAGATGATGATGAGTTAAGATATATAGATTTTAGTCACAGTAATGCATACGATGTAATTGCAAGACCATTTAGAACATTAACAAATAATATTATAGCTGGTGAAGCAACAGATCAAACATTGTTATCTGGTTTTGTAAACGGTGTAAACGAAGCTGGTGCAGAAATTATGAATCCATTTATATCAGAATCTATTTGGACAGAAGCTGTAACAGATTTGACTGTCAGAGGTGGTAGAACAAGTGAAGGTAGACAACTGTACACGGATCAAACACCAGCAGGAAACAAAGCTGCAATTAGATTTTTACATTTAGGTCAAGCACTTGCACCATCATACAAACAGTTTCAAAGATTAGGTCAAGCTGCATTTGGAACTCCTGACAAACGTGGAGATGTTTTAAATATTGGACCAGAGCTAGCAGGATTTATGGGACTACGTCCTATTAAAGTAGATCCATTAGCATCTATGGGATTTAAGATTGCTGAATATCAAACAGGTATAAGAAATGCTAGAAGAGAATTTACTGGTGGTTACTTTGGAATACTTAGAGGTGGTAGAATAAAACCAAACGATGTCATACAAGCTTTTTATAATTCAAACAGAGCAAGATTTTTAGTTCAACAAGAGATGAATAAAAATATAAATGCTGCAGGTATTTTAGGTGTAAATACTAATACATTAAGAAAAGAATTTAAAGATAGACAATTAAGTGATGAAGCGTTTAGAAATTTATCAAGAGGTAAGTTTGAACCTTATTTTCCATCAGACGATATACAAGAAAGATTTGCAGAGATTGCAAAAAATCTTGGTGACCCTAATATTTTTAGAGAAGTTGTATCTACATTAAGGTTAATGTCTAGTGAGTTTAGAACATTACCTTTGGATAGTAACTTTGACGTAGAATTAAATGATTATTTATTTGAAGATATTGCAACACCACCATTACCAGCTTCAGTTACCTCTGTACAACCTATTGTAAATACACAAGCAAATGTGCAAAATACTGATCCTACAACGAACTTGACATCAATTGAAACTGCATTACTATCCCCAGAGGAACAAGTAATCAGACAAAGGTTAAGGAGAACAACATAATGGCTAAAAAATCAGCATTACAAAAAATTGAATCACATGAAAAACTTTGCAGAATAATGCAAAAGCAAACCTTTGAACAAATAAAAGAAATGCAAGAACGAATTAAAAGATTAGAGTATTGGATAGTCGGTGGTATGGGAGCCGTACTAATAGTTTTACTTACAGACATTACAAAATAAATTATGCAACTTTCAAAACACTTCACTTTAAGAGAGATGACCGCTTCGATGACTGCTCAACGTAAGGGCATAGATAATACACCAGGGTCAGGAGAAATTAAAGCTTTAGGTGATTTGTGTTATGCAGTCCTTGAACCACTACGAGCACACTTCGACAAGGCTGTTACAATTACCAGCGGATACCGGAGTGAGGCGCTTTGTGAAGCGATCGGCAGCAAAAAGACATCGCAGCACGCGAAGGGCCAGGCGGTCGACCTAGAAATATTTGGCGTGCCCAACATTAAGACAGCTTACTGGCTGCAAAACAATGTCGATTATGATCAGTTAATCATGGAGTACTTTGACAAAGACGATCCTGCAGGTGGATGGGTTCACATATCTTATCATGAATCTGGATCAAACAGAAAACAAGTTCTTACTTTCGATGGGAAAAAGTATAGCGAAGGACTTCCAGATATGGAATGGAAAGACGGCAAAGTCGTAGGTTAAAAATTTCAGCGCGCTACGCGCGTATATCCTACTAAATCCAGGATTTAAGATCTTCTCCAAGCACTTGTGAAGCTATATTAATTTTATTTCGTAGAGCTTTTACAATTTTGTCATCGACAGTATCTTCACATATTATATCTATGTAAGTGACATTTTTTTTCTGTCCAATACGATGTGCACGGTCTTCTGATTGTAAACGCTTTTCTAAGTCATATCCATTAGAATAGTAAATTACGGTGTTTGCAGTTGTTAAAGTTATCCCATAACCGCCCGTAGCAGGGGTCCCAACAAAAAACCGACACTTAGGGTCATCTTGAAATTTTTTAATATTATCCTGTCTTTCTTCTTGTGGTGTTAACCCATAATAATCAACCACGGATCCCGGACCATATTGTTTTACAATGCTTTCTATTATGTTTGTAATATCTCTTTGATAGTTAGCCCAAATAATAGCTTTGCCTTCGGTCTCTTCTAAAATATTCATTAGTTCTGTAATTCTATTGTTTGGTATTAATTGTGTAGACCCATCATCAGCTGTAAAATGTCCACAAGTTATTTGATGTAGTCTCATAAGTTGGGTTAATACAGTTACAGTAGATGTAACTTTACCATTTAATGTAGCAAGAGCTTCTTTTTTCATTTGATCATAAAGTTTTCTTTGTTCACCAGTAAGAACAATATGTCTTTTAGTAAAATTTTTAGGTGGCAAATCTAAACAATCTTCTTTTAATACTCTGTAAGAAAACCCTTGTAGTTTATCAGATAACTCTGCAAGGTTTTGAAATGCATGCACTACTTGTATTGTTCTACCTCTAACATGCATAGATTTCATTACAGCATACCTATTTCTAAAAGAGTAATATGAAGCATGATCTAATAAATATGGATCTAAAAATTCACATTGAGTAAATAAATCTAAAGGATTTTTTGTAACTGGAGAACCAGTCATAATACGTTTGTATTTACCATGTTTACTAAGACCTATAATATTTTTAGTTCTTTTTGCTGTTGGTGTTTTTATAGTAGTTGACTCATCTATTGCCATTAATACTTTGTGAGAGTTTAAAAATTTAGATGCAAATTTCATACCTTTGTCTGTACTAAATGCTTCAACATTCATTACTAAAATATGTAAAGCTGTCTCTATTTCAAATAGACTTTCAAGTTTTTCTTGTTGTCCTTTTGTAATATTTGGTTGCCATAATACAGTCACATTTTCTATATGATTAGGTAAGTGCGTAGGAAGCTCTTGCTCGTACCAGGTTTTTACAACACCTTTGGGAGCTACAATTAATGCACCATCAATCTTACCTTTGTCGTAAAGCATGGACATGTTATCAATTAACACTTTTGTTTTACCTGTACCCATCTCCATAAAGTAAGCATAGGTTTCTTTGTTCCATGACTTTTCTAACGCCGTCAATTGATGAGCGTATGGTTTTGTCTTAAATTTATAATTCATCTTTCTAGTTGACAATATACTAATTATAATTATATTGTCAAGTATGAAAGAAAATAAAGTTTATGTAATACAACACATTGCAGGGAGCCAAGCAGGGACTCCTAAAATAAATATTATGGGTGCAGCTTCTTATTCTACATCCGGTAAATTTATCTTTTTATTACCAGAGTTTTCGCAAATGATTTTTTCTCCTGGTCCATTAATTTTTAAATTAAGAAAAGGTTTAAAAGATTATACACCAGAAGATTATTTATTATTAACAGGTGATCCGGCAATAATTGGTGTTGCATGCTCAATAGTTTCTGATATTACAAACGGAAAATACAAACTATTAAAATGGGACAAGCAAGAAAGAAAATACTATCCTATTGAAATTAATCTATACGAGAAAGGAGAAATAGATGACAATTAACTTTGAAGAGGATCAACAAGATGCAATGAAAAAAACTGGTAACATCCAGTCTCTTGCAGATCAAGTTGAAAGATTAGAGGGGGTTACTTCTGAAATAGAAGATACTGAATCTAGAATAAAATTATTAAAAAAAAAACGAGATCATATATCAGGTGAGGTAATACCAACCATGATGTCTGAAATGGGATTAGCAGAATTAAAACTGCATGATGGATCTCATTTAAAAGTTTCAACGTCGTATCGTGCAACCATAACGGAAGCAAATAAAGAATCGGCGTTTAACTGGCTTCGTAACAATGGGCTAGGGGATATAATCAAAAACGAGATATCCGTATCCTTTGGTCGCAGCGAAGATAACAAGGCGGCTGATTATGCCGATCTTGCAAAAGGTCAAGGGTTTCAACCGACACAAAAGATGAAGGTTGAGCCCATGACTTTGAAAGCGTTAGTCCGTGAGCGTATTGAGGCAGGAAAAGAAATGCCAACGGAAATCTTTGGGGTTTTCTCAGAGAATAAGACAACAATAAAAAGGAACAAATAAACATGAACCAAGTAACAGAAAAAAAGAATGGTGCACTAGCTACATTTGATATGGAAGCTGACGCACAACAAGGAGCCCAGAATATTTCGCAAGATGATCTTGCGTTACCATTCTTAAAAATTTTGGGACAACTATCTCCAGAGGTAAACAAAAGAGATGGTAAGTATGTCGAGGGCGCAGAGCCAGGCA